CACGCTCCTGCTGTCGATCGGCTATCTTGGCCGCATCATTCTGCTGCTGCAATTGCAACTTTTGCTGATCAAGCTGGATCCGAGCCTGATCAACCTGAGCACGCTGCTGCAGGGCCTGCCCCTGCATTTGCGCATTGAGCTGCGCAATCTGCATGCTGCTGTCGGGCGGCATGGGCGGCTGCGGCCGGAATTGCTGCGCTGCCTGATCAATGAGAACCAGTTCTTGGCCAAACGTGCCAAGTTGCTGCTCAATGAATTGCTGGACCTGCAAAATCACCTGCGTCTGCTGCGCGGCCTGCTCTGGGATCAGGTTTTGCTTCTGCGCCTGATCCACAGCCTCATGCGCCTCAGACAAGTAGTAATTCAACAGGTGGTCGCGCAGGTGAATGGCCATCGGGAACATCAACGTCTTCATAATCACCGGATTGCCACCAAACAGGGGCGACTTCAAAAACGCCAAGTGCGTCATGATGTGCGCAAGATGATCCTGTTGCGGCAAGACGTAGATCGGGCTGCCCATGGTCGCGGCGACATTCTCGCTGACCGGGTCCATGTTCTCGTTTTTCTGCTCAGGTATCAAAACTTCGTCTGCAGGCACCTTCAGGGTGCGGAGAAACATTTCCTCCACCGCCCTGACATTGTACAACTGCGGCGCGACAGAAGCGCGCTGCATAAGAGCCTGGGTTTGAGCAAACCTCTGGGCCTCAGAGAAAATAGAAGGATTGCTGACCGGCACCACATCAAGCGGCCCATCAAAATCAGCCGGGCTGATTTCAATGCCCGCGTCTTGGGCCTCAATGTCTTCTTCCGTCAGGTAGGCACTGTTGAGGCGGTGCAAAATCTTGAAGCACTTCGCCATGGAATTGTGAAGGCGAGAGTGAATGCTTGAGAAGACCACCATGCCCTGTTCAATGAGGGCCATAGTCGTGCCAACCGGCTGATTGGCATTCTGCTCCGACAGCTTTTCAAACGACGTCTGCACGACGCCCTTGCCGGCATTGACCAAGAACCCCAGCAATTCAAACAGCACCGGGCTCGGGGGGTTGAATGGCATCGGCATGGCCAGCTTGCGCACGTCATCAATAAGCGCGCCACCCTCCATTTCCACCACCTCGGTGGGCTGGAGATTGATTGTCTGGCCGCCAGGGCCTCCCTTAAGCTTCAGGAGGGTCGGCATGTTCTGGATGTGCGCACTGTCCAGCAACGCACGCAAGGCGCCTGTGGCCGCACCAGAAAGGCCGCCAATCATGTGCGTCAAGCCAATTGGATAAGCGCCGCGCCATGGCACAAACGGAAACTCGACAATCCAGTCGAGCTCCTTGCGCTGGTCGTCATCCGGCTCCCAGTTGCGATAGAGCGAGAGTGCCTTGCCGCTAGACTTGTCGATGCTGAGAATGTACGGGCTCACGCTCTCGTCAAAATCAAGGTAGGTGTAGATTTCAAAGATGGTGCGCAAGCCATCTTCATTGTAACTCGTGGTCTTGCGGCCCTCGATCTTGTCGTTGGCGATTGACGCCTTGCTAAACTCTGGATCATCAGGGTAGCCAAGATCCACATCAATATACATGCCGGCCCTTACGCGCCGCTCATATTCCATCTTGGTGATGTACTGAACGTGCGTCTTGCGCTCGGCCGTGTAGAAATTGGTGGCAGCAAACGGCAGATAGACGTCATCAATCGGCACAAATTCAGCCTGCGGCCGGCGGTGCTGTGGGTTCCACATGAACTTCATGTACTGGCCGCCGCCCAAAGGCAGCTGCGTGCTCAATTGCTCAAGCTCACTGCGGAACTCTGGCATCTGCTCAGTAGTCTGCCAATTCATGAAGGTGGCCTTGCGGTCAGCCTTTTCCACCTTCTCTTTGCTGGACTCGCCGTAAATTTTGCTTTTCACCGGCCCAGTCGGCGGGAAAATTTCCTTCATGAAACGGGCGCTAAAATCTACGCACGCCTCCACCAACATGGGGTGCACGACTTTGTTGGCGCCGGTAAACTGCGCGCCGCCGGGCGCGTCATCGCCCAGGCCAGTGCGACGCAGGCCCTCTTCGTAAAGCTTGTCGCGCTTTTCGCGGGCCTCTTTGTCGCGGTCAATCTTTTCAAGGAGGTCGTTTACTGCTTCCTTGAGAAGACCTGGGTCAACTTCTTCAACGATGTTTTCAAAGTGCTCCAGGCTGCGTTTATTTTGCTCTTCATTTTCAAGGCGAATGATTGCGCCGCCATCTTCAGTGTCCTCTACGTTTGAGTTTTCGGGGATGAACTCAACGACTTCACCTTCTTGGGCTTCATCATTTTCAGTAAGCATTCCAGACATGATTTAGAAAGCCCTCCGATAGCCGAATAATATCTCTTTGTGACGCAAAGTAGGATCCACCGCCACATCTAATCCCAACGTCCCGCCAATATTTGACTCTGGGAACAGCCTTTCGAGCGGAACCTGCAGCCCTCCCGTGATTTGAGTGCCGGCATTCCCCATCCCAGTAGTGCCGCGCCGCCCGCTCATGATGCTGCCGCCAATGTTTGCCGTGGTACCTTCTTCATCAAGCGGAATATTCAGATTTCCGCCGTAAGAATACACGCCCTGCGGTTTTGCGCCAGTAAAGCTTGGCGTCATGGTTTGATAGCCGCCAAAGATGCTGGCAGGCCCATAACTGGCAGACACCCGAGGGCCGTAGCCAGTCATCCCATAATCGCCGGCAGTTTCCATGGCGGTCAAACCAGCGCCAATGCCAATCTTGCGCTCTTGGTCAAGAATGGCATTGATGCCCGTATTCAAGCCCCTCATGCCGGCACGCTGCCCGTAACGGTCATCTTCGATCGGGATTTCAAAATAATTGGTTGAAGACGTCACGTTTTCATTGCGCGGATAACGCATGTAATTCTCTGGTAAATCCTGCGCGCCAGCCACCATGGGGGTCTTCACATCAAGGCCCCTCATCAGCATTCGCGCACGCTGCGTCACATCCACAGGGGAAATTTCCCGCATAAATTCGCTGGCAATCGTATCAACCTCCCTGGGATCATAGGGGCGCGCCATGCCCTCATCGCCCACCTCGCCTCCCTCGGCATAGCGGTGGTGCAATTCTTCCAGAGACTTTTTACCCTCCACCATGCCGCCGTGCTTCATGAGCCTCGGGGCATTGGTGGCCAAGTTACCCCAGTTGCGGGCAAGATATTGGTCAAGCGTCTGGTTGTTGGCTTCAGCATCACGCTGAATTTGAGCCCAATTCCAAGGAGTGTATGCCGGCGCGCCAGTCAACTGCTCACTATATCTTTGATTGAGGGCAGCCAAGCTTTGATCAATGTTTTGGCCAGCATCGCCATCCGCCGCAGCGCCAGAACCAATATTGCCACTGCCCATTCCGCCAACGCTGGAACCAGTATTGCCACTGCCCATTCCGCCAACGCTGGAGCCAGCATTGCCACTGCCCATGCCACCAACGCTGGAGCCAACAGTGCTGCTCGTGCTGGCAACGCTGGAGCCCACATTGCCAATATTTGTAGTACTACCAAACTCAGGCGAGCCGAAAGACAGCCCACTGGGTGATGCGTTTACTCCAGGCGTTTGTGACGCCATTGATGGCGCCGTGACACCAAATGTTCCAAGATCCACAACCCCAGGCGTCATTCCCATGGCTTGGCTTATTTGTGAGCCAATCATCCCGCCAATCATCCCCATGCCGGGGGCAAATCCTGTGGCAGCAGATAACCCAAGGCCTGTGACCGCAGAAACGGGATCAAACGAGACTGCAGGCGTTTGCATTTGAGTTTGAGGATCAACATTAAAGCCAATGCCAAAGCCAGGAGGCGCGGCAACATTTGCCAAGCCATACCCTATGGCTTGCGCTAAGCCCATGCGCCCTGAATTGTAGGCGTCAATCGCATCCCTGACGCCATAAGACTCAAATCCAATAGGCGCATTCGCGATTGCGCCTCGGGCGGCCGCAGCATTGGCTTCGTCTTCGGGACCAATCGGGCCAAATGCCGTTGGTTCTGTGGTAATGCCGGGCGCCATACCCGGCGTGCTCACCTCTGACTGCCCGTCCCCGGTAGGGCCAGGATCATTGCTTGATGGGCCACCGCCAGCCCCGGCTCCAGTAGGCCCAGCGCCCTGGCCTTGATTGCCGCCTACGGCATCTTGCGTGGCGGCCTCAGACATTGCGGCATCCTGGCTGGTGGCACCCTCATTGCCTTCACCCTCGCCGTTGCCATTGCCGTTGCCGTCACCGTTGCCGTCACCGTTGCCGTCACCGTTGCCATCACCGTTGCCATCACCACCGCCACCACCGCCGTCGCCGTCACCGCCGCCACCACCGCCGTCGCCATCGTCAAATGCCGGCACGCCATAGCGCGTCATACGGCCGGATCCGCCGCGAGCCTTCAGCAGCGCAGCCTCCTCCGGCGTGATGTAGGCCAGCTCATGGCCCTGCCCCCGAATGGTGGCCTCCTTGGGCGCACGCACAGTGCCGCCATCCGCATACTTAGCGTCAAGTGCAGCAAGGCCGCCCTCGGCGTAGCGACGCGTGATGTCAATCAGATCATCGCCAAACATGACGTAGTTGCGGGTGCCATCTTCTAAGCCACGACTGCTTGCGTCAAAATACCGAATACCAGGGATTCCTTCCTCGCGTAGCAACATTGAGGATTTGGGATCTCGCAAGGTTTTCTCGGTAAATTTTCTTTGCACCACATCATTTACGTTATCGTAATTATACTGCCGTCCGTAAAAGGATTGTATTTTTTGATTCACTAAATCTTTTAGCGCGTCAGGATGGGTAAACCCAGACGTACCTATCCGGTCCCAATCAAGGAATTTTTCTGGGTCAGAATGAATGTTCACCTCATACATGTGACCCCGCGCGCTGGGTTTCACTAAAAGCCTTTTTGCTTCGGCGATTCTTGAAGTGAAAGCCATTGTTTCAGGATTGCGACTAGCAAGACCACGTTGAACATGCGGCATACGAAGACGATAATTTAATTCTGCAATTGCATCTTCAACAGAAAGGCCGTCATCCAAAAGCCTTGCCGCAATTCCTTGCGCGCCTTCTCCACGCGCCGCATAAGGCCCAAGAAGGGCGAGCCTATCACGATACCCTCGCGCTACAGGCTCTGCCTCCGCAAAATACAACCCATGCCCGTAAGCTTGATTTCCCTCACCCGTGCCAATCTTGTTAATGTCAAAACGATCAAAACGATACGGGCTGCCATGGTAGGCGCGAATGCTGGCCGGCCCCTCAGCAAAGCCGCGCACGAAATTGATCTGGCGCTCTTCTTCGGGCGTGGGCTCAACATCACCACGCACCACAGCACTCATGCGCTGGCCAGCCTCGCCAAAGGAGCGCGGCATCGGAGCAAACCCGCGCCCCTCGGCAGAACGCAACTCACTCACAGGCTCGCCAGAGCCAATTGCGCGGGCAGCAAGGATGCTGAGGTAATCCTCGTCAGAAGGGCGAGGCACAGGCGCAGCAGCCGGGCGGCGGACTGTGCCGCCATCGGCATACTTCTCGTCAAGGTCAGCTAAGCCGCCCTCGGCATAGCCCTCCACGCCGGCACGGCCCAAGACCTTCTTGACATAATTCTGCGTCTCCAAGATTTCGGGGATTTGATTGCCGGCGCGAGCCACCTTTGTGGGGCCGGCATTGTACGCAGCCAGCGCCAAGGGCATGGAGCCAAACCGATCGTAAAGTTGCCTCAGATACCGAGCGCCGGCCTCCAGGTTCTGGGCCGGATCATACCGATCTGTCTTCAAGTCCGCCGCCGTGCCGGGCATCAGCTGCGCCAAGCCATATGCGCCCTTGGGGCTGCGCGCCTCAGGATTGAACCGGCTCTCCTGGTAGACCAGGGACAGGAACACGTCGCGCGGCAGATTGTACTTCTCGGCCAGCCTGCCGGCCTCGGCCACCCAGGGATTGTCGGGCGGCAACGCAGCGCCAAGGCGGGTCGGGATGACGTCGCCGGCAGTCTCGCCGGGGAACACGCTAGGGGGGCCAGCCTCTGCAGAGCCACCAGTCCGCTGGGGAGGAACGGCTGGAGGCATGGGCGGCAGGGGCAGAGGCTGGCGACGGGAAGACCTGCGCTGCTCGGCAATCGCCGCGGCAACTGGGTCAAACTCTTGGGCGGCACCGCCGCGTGATTGCATCTGGCGCAGCAGGTCAAGCGGCGGCTGGGGCGGGATGGGAAGAGAGCGAGATCCAGACATATTACCACTTCACCTTGTTTGCCCAGTATGCCGCGCTGCTCGGCCCCTTGGCGATGTTGGCAGAATGCCGCGCCTTGAACGACGCGCGCTTGGTCTTCATCCGATCGCTCTCGCCCTCTTTGGGCTTGCCGGCGGTCTTGGCGCCCTGCTCCCCAAAGCGTTTGATCTCTTGCTTCCCATCGTAACACGCCTTCACGATGTGCGACTTAGTGGGATGGTTAGGCGTGCGGCGCGGCTTGTTGCAGGCCATCGCATCCTTATCAACGCGACTGCTCATGGGGTGCTCCGATAACGCGCCGTCTTGGCCGCAATCTTCTTGGGTTGCGCCACAAACTGCTCGCCCTTGGCGTTGCCCTCACGCTTGGCGCGGGTGGTCGCGGCATACTCCTGCGGAGACAGCGCCTTAATCGCCTTCGCCGGCAGGTAACGCTCGCCAGTCTCCGACGACGGCTTGCCGGATTTGGTCCGCCACTTCTGGTCGCCCCAGGCCTTGAGCGATTTCTGCGGCGCCTTCATTTGTAGCCGCCGCCCTTCTCTTTGTACTTCTTGGCCAGGAGCTGCGCCTTGCGTGCGCTCCACTGGCCGGCCGCCGTGCCCTGCACTGCAGACCCCTTGATGCTCTCAAAGAGCTTCTTGCGCATGCCGGGCTTCGTGTAATTGCCTGCCGCATTTACAGTCGATTTAGACGGCATACGGGTTTACCCTTTCGCGCTTGTATTGCCGGGGCTCGTCTCTCTCACGGGCCTGCGGCAACTCGAACCAACCCTCGTTCTTCAGGTAGATAATCGCCTGAGTGAAAGTATCCACATAATCGTCGTGCTCAGCAACCGGAAACTTTGCAAGCTGCTTCATGAACGGGACCGCCCAGCTGACCACCTGCCCTCGGTTCTT